AAGACGATCATTCACCGGGCCAGCAACTCGTTCTACCGGGTGCTCTCGGCTGATGCGTTCCGTGCCGAGGGGCTCAACATTCACGCCCTTCTCTTTGACGAGCTGCACGCCCAGCGTGACCGGCGACTGTGGGATGCTCTGCGGTACGGCGGCGCAGCTCGCCGGCAGCCGCTTCTGCTGTCGATCACCACGGCCGGCGAGCTGGACCGTAAGGCGCTCTGGTGGGAGCAACGGACCTATGCCGAGCGGTGCAAGGCCGACCCGACGCTGGACCCTTCGTTCTACGGCTGCGTCTACAAGGCCGACGAGGCGGACGATCCATTTGACGAGGCCACTTGGCGAAAGGCGAACCCGTCGCTGGGCCACACCATCACGCTGGAGTCATTCGCGGCCGACGCCTTGGAGGCCAAGAACAGCCCCAGCAAACTCAACTCGTTTCTGCGGTATCGGCTGGACGTTGCCACGGCCTCAGACGTGCGGTGGATTCTGCCCGACAAGTGGGCCGCCTGTGGCGGGGCTCTGCGTCCGCTTGATGGCCGCCAGGCTTTTGTCGGCTTGGACTTGGCAAGCACGACCGACCTGACGTGCGCCGTGTACCTGTTTCCCGACGACGACGGCACGTTTGACGTGCTGCCGTTCTTCTGGGCGGCAGCCGAGAACGCACAGGCCAGGGCGAGGAAGGACCGCGTGCCCTACCTCGACTGGGCCAAGCAGCAGACCGAGTACGGCCCGCTGTTGCGGCTGACCGAGGGCAATGCCACCGACTACGACACGGTGCGGCGGGACATCAACGAGATCAGCAAGCGGTTCGTGATACGGCAGATGGGGGCAGACCCGTGGAACGCCCAGCACATATGCCAGCAACTGCAAGGCGATGGCTACGACATCGTAGAGTTCAGGCAGGGCGTCGGATCAATGTCGAGCCCTTCCAAGTTTCTGGAGACGCTGGTTCTGTCGAGGAAGTTGCGGCACGCCAATCACCCGATGCTGTCGTGGATGGCCAATAACGTGTCGATTGAGATGAACCACCAGGGCGACATCAAGCCGAGCAAGGTCAAAAGCACCGAACGGATTGACGGCATCGTCGGCTTGATTGAAGCGGTCGGGCTCTGGCAAAAGGCGACCGCACCGCCTGCACCTCAAAGCTGGGAAATCCACGCCATATGATTGCCAACGCCGAGACGCCCGAGGATAAGTCGTACCGCATCATCGACCTGCGTGGCACCTACGGCGACGCCTGGAGCGAACCGCCTGCCAGAGGCCCGGCCGGCGTTCGGGTGACGCCAGAAACGTCAATGAACTGCTCGGCAGTTCTGGCCTGTGTGCGGCTGATTGCCGAGAACGTCGCCACGATTCCGCTGCACCTGTACCGGCGGCTGAGTGAGGGCGGCAAGGAACGTGCCCGCGATCTGCCGCTGTACCGCATCCTGAGCCAGCAGCCAAACGGGTGGCAGACCAGTTTTGAGTTCCGGGAGATGCTGACCGCTCACTGTCTGCTCTACGGCAACGCCTACGCCGAGATTCGCAGCGGTTCCGCCGGTGCCGTTTCGGAGTTGTGGCCGCTGCACCCGTCACGCATGAAGGTCACGCAGCTCGAGGATGGCACGCTGCGGTACTGCTACCGGGAACAGAACGGCAGCGAGTCGTACTTCCGGCAGGATCAGATTTTCCACCTGCGGTGGCTGTCCAACGACGGCGTGACCGGAATGCTGCCGATCAACCTCTGCCGCGACGCCATCGCCTTGGCCCAAGCTCTTGAGGCTCACGGCGGGAGCTACTTCGGCAACGCCTGCCGGCTGTCTGGGCTTATGGAGTCCGACAACCCGATCACGGTTGAGACTGCCGAGCGGCTGCGTGAGCAGTTTGAGCGTATCCACCGTGGCGCCGATCGTGCCCACAGGACGGCCGTGCTGCCGCAGGGCGTGCATTGGAAGGACGTGCAGTCAAGCAACGAGGCCAGCCAGTTCCTTGAGTCTCGGGCCTATCAGACGGTTGAGATATGCCGTGCCTATCGCGTGGACCCGTCGTATGTGCAGGACAAGACCAAAGTCGGCTACGCAAGCCAGGAGCAGGCCGCCATCGACTTGGTGCAGCAGACGCTTCTGCCGTGGTTCCGCCGCTGGGAGTCGGCGATTACCCGCGACTTGGTCGTGCAGGACGACGTGTACTTCGCCGAGTTTGATACCCGTGGCCTGCTGCGTGGCGACCTTTCCGCCCAAGGTGCGTGGCTGCAGACGATGCTGACCACCGGCATCTACAGCGTCAACGAGTGCCGTGAGGTTCTGAACATGAACCCGATCGGCCCCGAGGGCGATCAGCGGTACATGCAGATGAACCTGACCACGATGCAGGGCATCGCGGCCACGGCAGCCGTTGGCAACGGCGGCGAGCCTGCCCCGGCAGACAACCTTCCGCAGTCGTACACAGACAACCTTCTCGACGGCGAGACTCCGGTTGAGGGAGCCGTCAAGCCAGCAGGCCCACTGCCACGCTCTCGCAAATCCCCCAAGAAGAAGTGAGCCACATGGACAACCTTGAACGCCGCTGCGTTGCCCTGCCGCTGACGATGGAAACCCGAGAAGCCGGCAAGGCGTACATCGGCGGGTATGCCGCCAAGTACAACGTGCGAAGCACGATGCTCGGCACGTTCCGCGAGCAGATCCTGCCTGGTGCCTTCACTCGTGCTCTCCAAGAGCAGCAGCACCCGGTTGTGGCCCTGTGGAACCACGATTCAAACTACGTGCTCGGCTCAACCCGGAGCGGCACGCTGACGGTCAGCACCGACGACGAGGGCATGCGGTACAGCGTCGAGGTTCCCGACACGCAGCTGGGCCGTGATCTCTCAATTCTGATTTCTCGCGGTGACGTTTGGGGATCGAGCTTTGCGTTCGTCATCGGTGAGGAATCGTGGGGCAAGGACGAAGACGGCACGGCCCTGCGGAGCGTTGTCTCCGTTGCGGGCATCTACGACGTGTCACCAGTTCTGCAGCCGGCGTATGAGCAGGCCACTACGGGCGTGGCGGTGCGGTCCTATGAGCGGTATCTACAATCGCACCGGCCGGCGCTAAAGCTGCCGACTCTCAGCCGAAACGCCAAGGTTGAAAAGTCCATCCGCAGGTTTCTCAGACAGCATGGCTACAAAATCGGGTGACGTTTGCCAGCACTGCCGGGCCGCGAGGCTTGGCGTGTACGCATCGGCAGAACGTGGCGGCGTATGCACGCGCTACCTGCGGTGCCCGTCATGCAGGCGGACAGCCAAGCACGTTGTGAACTCCTGCGAAATACGCCGCAGGTCTTTACCTAGTTAGGTAATAACTCGCAGCCCATTTCTGCAAGGGTTGCCGTGCGTGGCCATAGGGTGCGGATAGGTCATTTACCTACCGAACACAGGAGCCACAAACATGGCCGCCAGCCGCGTCAAGGAACTGCTCGACGAACTCGCCTCGACCCTCGCCGAACTTGGCATGCTTGAAGAGAGCGCGCCGACCGAAACTGCGATGGAGGGCGACGAGTACAAGCCCGCCGACGGCGAGCGCTCGCTCGTCGCGGCCGTTGAGGCCCGCCAGGCCAAGTACGACGAGCTGCTGGCAAAGGCCGAGCGGATCAAGAAGGCCATCGCCGACGAAGAGTCACGAGAGGCCCGCAAGGCTGAGCTGCTCAAGGCTCTGAATCGTGCGACTCCGGCCGCCGAGGCTCCCGCCAAGACTTCGATCCGTGCCCTTGGTTTTCGGGGCAAACTGCGTGCGTTCGACAACGAGCGAGACGCTTTCGTGTCGGGCCAGTGGCTGAAGGCCACGATCGGCCACGACGCCGAGGCTCGTCGGTGGTGCCAAGATCAGGGCATCGAAACCCGCGACATGGGCGGCCAGGTCAACAGCCTTGGCGGTGCGCTGGTGCCCGAGGAGTTTTCCAATACCCTCATCCGGCTTGTCGAAACCTTCGGCATCGCTCCCGGAATTGCCCAGAACATCTCGATGTCGTCGGACACCCTCTTGGTGCCTCGTCGCCTGACGGGCGTGACCGGGTATTGGATCGGGGAGAATACCACGATCCAGACCAGCGACCCGACGGCGACCATGGTGCAGCTTGTCGCCAAGAAACTGGCTGCGGCCACCCGCGTCAGCAACGAGCTGCTGCAGGACAACGCCGTTTCGGTGGCTGATTGGCTTGCCCAAGAATTCGCCCTTGAGATCAGCAAGCGGACGGACGAGGCATTCTTCAACGGAACCGGCAGCAACTCCTACGGCGGCATCTGGGGCCTCTTGCCCAAGATCAACGACGGAACCCATGCCGCCGGTATCGCCACGGCGGCTGCCACGCACACCACGGTGGCCACGCTCGACGTGAGGGATCTCAACGCGGCGGTTGCCAAGCTTCCCCGCTACGCCATCGGCTCGGCCGCCTGGTACATGCACCCGAGCGTCTGGCACAACGGCCCGGCGAACCTCGCCCTGGTGCAGAGCTCGATGGGCGGCAACACCTCGGCGAACCTGCAGGACTTCAACAGCCGGTCGCCCGCGACGCTGCTCGGCTTGCCGGTTGTCTGGGCTCTCACCATGCCGACCAGCACCGACCTTTCGGCCGGTCAGATCGCCATGGTCGTCGGCGACCTGTCGCTGTCCAGCATCTACGCGACCCGGTCGCAGATGTCGATTGCGGCCAGCGACGATCGATACTTTGAGTTCGACCAGCGTGCTTATCGCGTCACGATGAGAGCGGATATCAACCACCACAGCTTGGGCGATGCGACCACCGCTGGCCCGGTCGTGGCACTCAAGCTGGCGGCCTCCTGATCCACCTGTCCTTCCTAGGAGTTTTCAAGAATGAACCATCATTCCGGTGCCAAGTCGGTTGTGAAGGCGACTGCGAGCGTGGCCGCGTCGGCTACTTTCTCGCACGAGATCGACACCCTCGGCTTCAAGTACGCAGCCATCGACGTGGTCTTCTCGCCGTTCACGGCGGCCACAGCGTCCTACGCCAGCGTGCTCAAGGTTCAGGAGTCGGACGCCAGCGGCTCGGGCCAGGCGGACATCAGCGGTCTCTCGGTCACGGCCGGTGCGGGCAGCACGACCGGCGCGGTCGTCGGGGCGGTCGTTCGGTTCAACGTCGATCTGCGTGGACGCAAGCGGTATCTGACCGTGGTGACGAGCCCCGGCAACACCGTCGCGGTCGTCACGAACGCTCGGCTGTCGAAGGCCGAAACGCACGCCATCGACGCGACTGCGGCCAACGTCAACGACTACAAGTCGCTCTGACCGCTGGACAAGCACAGTAGAACGCCCAGAGCGGGCGGCTGGGATCGCCCGGCCGCCCGTTGGCGTTTACCCAGGAGCACCCGTGAAAGTCCACGTCGGCAGCGTCGATCACGATTTGCGAGTCGAGGCAGCATTCAGCGTGCCTCGGCTGGGCTTTCAGGACAACTTCTTCTGCACGATCCAGAGCCTGATGCCGCTCGGCATTCGTCCAACAAAATTCACCGGCGCGTTTTGGGAACAGTGTTTGGATCGCGTCCTGCTTGACATGGTGGACCGCACGGACTGGATCTTGGCGTGCGACTTTGATTCCGTTTTTGAAGCCGACACCATCCAGCGGCTGATGACGGCGGCGATGGCCAGTGGCTACGACGCCGTGGCACCGCTGCAGACAAAGCGAGACGAGGGCGTGCCGATGTTCACGCCCGAGGGGGCCGGCGGCACCATCGGCATGGTGAGCCTCGAGAACTCGTGGTTTGAGGCGGTAATTCAGCCGGTCGAAACGGCCCATTTCGGCTGCACACTGATCCGATCCTCCGCGCTGAAGCGGACGCCAGCCCCGTGGTTTCTCGGGACGCCCAGGCCAGACGGGCACTGGGGCGACGCTCCGCCAGGCGAGGTGACCAGAACTGACCCAGACATCCACTTCTGGAGGCAGTTTCGGGCTGCCGGCAATCGCCTCGGCATCGCCCCGCAGGTGGCGATCGGGCACGCAGAACTGAAGTTCACTTGGCCGGGCCGAGACCTGAAGCCGGTCTATCAGTCTCCAAGCGACTACTGGAGCAAGGGCGGCCGGCGTCCTTCGGAAGCCTGGGGATCTGTCGAGCACGGAGAGGCAAGCAAATGAAAGTGCGATTCATTCGGGCATGGAAGTCGTTCTGCGTTGGCGACGTGGTGGACGTTCCCGATGGCATGGGTACCGAACTCATCAACATCGGCCGCGTTGTCCGCGACTCAGACCCGCAGCTAACGCTGGAGACGGCCGCCGTTGAGCCTGCAGAACTCAGGACAGCAGATGTGACGCCACGGAGACGCCGCAAGTGAGATACCGCAGCCTGACTCGTGAAACGCAGCCATCGGTCGAGCCAGTGAGTCTGGCCGAGGCGAAACTGCACCTGCGCATCGACAGCGAAAACGACGACACCCTGATACAGTCGCTGATCAGTTCTGCGCGGCAGTGGGCTGAGGACTACTGCGACCGCACGTTTGTCCTGACCCGCTGGGCAATGCGAGCCGATTCGTTCTACGGGCAGGTTGGCAGCCCGGCGCAGTTTGGGTTGCGGGCAGACGGCAGCAACATCGAGGGCCGCCAGGGCGTGGTTCCGAACATGGACGTTGAGCTGCCGCGTCCGCCGATGTCTTCGGTGGCTGGCTTCACAGATGTGGACGTGACCTATACGCCCATCGCAAGCGGCACGACAGCGACGCTGACCAGCGCTGAATACCGCGTTGACTCCAATCAGACGCCGGGGGCAATTCGGCCGCTGTACGGCAGGACGTGGCCGAGCCACCTCATGGATCAGAACAGCGTCACAGTCCGGTGGTGGGCCGGCTACGGCGCAGACGGGAAATCAGTGCCGCCCCAGGTCAAGTCGGCCATTCTGATGATCGTTTCGCACCTCTGGAGCCATCGAGACGCCGCCCAAGAAACTGCACTCAGCGAAATTCCATTTGGCGTCAAGGCGATGCTCGACACGGTGCGCTGGGGGAGTTATCGCTAATGGCACTGCCAGCCGGCGACATGTGGGCGCGGGTCACGATCGAGGCCCCGACACCAACGGCGAACGAGGTGGGCGAGCCCGTGCTGGCCTGGTCTACGTTCGCCACTGTGTGGGCGGCCGTCGATTCGCTCTCGGCCCGCGAGACCGAGCGGTTTGCCGAGACGGTTGGGTTCATGACGCATCGCGTGCGAATCCGTTACCTCGCTGGGCTGACCGGGGCCATGCGGATCGTCTACCGGGATCGCACGCTGGAAATCGGGCAGATCATCGAAAAGGACCGGCTGTGGGATCAGGAGATCATCTGCACTGAAAAGAGGGCCGCCGGATGAGCCTGCCAGAAGCACCAGAGGCTTTTTTGTTTCAGCGACTGACGAGTCAAACGTCGGTCAGCCAGTACATCGGCTCGCGGGTGTTCCCGCTGCTCGCGCCCACTGGCGCGCCGCTGCCACTGGTCATCTACCAGCGGACGGCCGTGGACCGGCCGCAGTCGCTCGCAGGGAACGTCGGCAACCCGGTGGTGACGCTGCAGCTCACCACCTACGGCACGTCATATACCAGCGTAAAGACGATTGCCCGGGCTGTCCGCCTGGCTGTCGATGGCTGGACGGGCACGACTGCCGGCGTGACGATCCAGCGTACAACGCTGCAGACCGAGGCGGACGGCGTTGACCTTCCGCAGGACGATCAAATGCTGCCGTACTACTCAGTGCAGCAGACTTACGACTTCCGCATCAATGAGGCCACGTGATGCCAGGCGGCGTTGATTTTCGTCTGAACACCACAGAAAAGGACGCCCGGTGGATGAAGGGCAGCGTCTTGCAGGAGTCGCTGATCCTTGACCCGCAAGATGTGCGGGCGATCGTTGAAGACAGCATGCAGCCCGGTTTGCAAGCCCTGCGACGCAACGTCGGGCAAGTGGGCACAGTGACGGGCAGGCTTCGCAGGGCACCGGCGGTGCTGACCCGCAAGTACGGCCGGCAGCCAAGGTTCCGCATCTTGGGGCTGCTCGGCTACCGAAACGGCATTGCGCCCCATGCCAGGTTCCTCGAGCTCGGCACGCCACCGCGTGCGGGCCGGGGACTGGTAAAGGCGCGGCGCATGGCCTGGAGTGCGTTCTTTTTGAACCGCGAGCAGATGCTGAACACCGTGAAGGCGCGGCTGGAGGCCCTTGTCGCCAAGGCACTGAGCAGGATGGCCTAACTGCAAGGGTTCTGCATCGGGGCATACGGTTTAGGTAGGGCATCACGTCCCGCAGGACACAAGGAGAATTTTCATGGCAGCCGATTCGCAGGGCAGTACGTTTGTGTTCGCCAGCGCCACCTACACGGTCACCAGTGTGACCGTGACGCCGGG